ATGCAAACCGTTATTTTTGGTCGTCCGGGTTGCCCTTACTGTGTGCGTGCAAAAGATCTGGCTGAGAAATTGAGCAATGAACGCGATGATTTTCAGTATCAGTATGTTGATATTCGTGCGGAAGGGATCACTAAAGAAGATCTACAACAAAAGGCAGGTAAACCCGTAGAAACCGTGCCGCAGATTTTTGTCGATCAGCAACATATCGGCGGCTATACCGATTTTGCTGCATGGGTGAAAGAAAATCTGGACGCCTGATCGTCTGACAAGCCCTCACGTTGAGGGCTTTACTGATTTTTTCTGTGCTGTGGTTTAAACAAACTACTGATAAATAAGAAACACAGTGCCCCCAGCGCACACCAGAACACCGCGCTTAGTAACCATGCCAGCTCTTGCCAGAATGAGCGGGTCGGTGAAAAAAACAGCCGCATAATAAGCATTGAACAGGGTGCCGCCAGCATTGCGCCAAACAGAGGTTTCAGGACTTCTCTACGCTGTGAAAAGAAACTGGCAACTGCTCCAGGAAGAATGAAAAACAGCAAGCCGATTTCAGGATGCCCGGCAGCCCGAAAAGCGCCTTTCATGTGCGTCGCCAGAAAAAGGCACACCACAATGAAGAGGACAAAACAGCAGATTGCCCCCGCCCAACGTTGTTTATGTTTCACTCGTTCCTCCTGACACTGCGTCTATCGAACACATTTTTCGCCAGTGTGGCGTTCAGTAAGATAAAGCCGCTTCGCATTCCATGCTAATATAGGCCAACGCAATTCATATAGCCGTTGATACCTAATGTGATTACACTAGTAAAATATATTGTTACTTTACTATCGTTTAGGTGCGCTGAATGAATCTGCGCCCTGAATTCTGGTAAAAAACATTATCGTAAATTACCATTTCTTTCAACAGCTTACTAGTAAACAAGAAGTTAGCCTCCGTGAATATAAACGTCGCCGAATTGTTAAATGGGAATTACATTCTGTTATTATTTGTGGTCCTCGCGCTTGGGCTATGTCTCGGAAAGTTACGACTTGGTTCGATCCAACTGGGTAATTCCATTGGCGTTTTAGTCGTATCGCTGTTATTAGGCCAACAACATTTCAGCATTAACACCGATGCGCTTAATCTTGGCTTTATGCTGTTTATTTTCTGTGTTGGGGTTGAAGCCGGACCGAACTTTTTTTCCATTTTTTTTCGCGATGGGAAAAATTACCTAATGTTAGCACTGGTGATGGTTGGCAGTGCGCTGGTGATCGCCTTAGGGTTAGGTAAGCTGTTTGGCTGGGATATTGGCCTGACGGCCGGTATGTTAGCAGGCTCTATGACGTCGACACCGGTTCTGGTCGGTGCTGGCGATACACTGCGTCATTCCGGCATGGAAAGCAGGCAGCTCTCACTGGCACTGGATAATCTGAGCCTCGGGTATGCCTTAACCTATTTAATCGGTCTGGTGAGTTTGATTGTTGGTGCGCGTTACTTGCCGAAATTGCAGCATCAGGACTTACAGACCAGCGCCCAGCAAATCGCCCGCGAACGTGGCCTGGACACTGATGCCAACCGTAAGGTTTATTTACCGGTGATCCGCGCCTATCGCGTCGGCCCGGAGCTGGTGGCCTGGACCGACGGCAAAAATCTGCGTGAACTGGGTATTTATCGACAAACCGGCTGCTACATTGAACGTATTCGACGTAACGGGATTCTGGCAAATCCAGACGGTGATGCCGTGCTACAAATGGGCGATGAAATAGCGTTGGTAGGCTATCCCGACGCCCATGCCCGACTCGATCCCAGCTTCCGTAACGGTAAAGAAGTTTTCGATCGTGACCTTCTCGACATGCGTATCGTCACTGAAGAAGTGGTCGTTAAAAACCATAACGCTGTAGGTAAACGTCTCGCACAACTGAAGTTGACCGATCACGGTTGCTTCCTTAACCGCGTCATTCGTAGCCAGATTGAGATGCCGATAGATGACAACGTCGTGCTTAACAAAGGTGACGTTTTACAAGTCAGCGGTGATGCCCGTCGCGTAAAAACCATCGCCGATCGCATCGGCTTTATCTCGATTCACAGCCAGGTCACTGACCTGCTGGCATTTTGCGCCTTCTTTGTTATTGGGCTGATGATCGGGATGATCACCTTCCAGTTCAGCACATTCAGTTTCGGCATGGGGAACGCTGCCGGGTTGTTATTCGCCGGAATTATGCTGGGCTTTATGCGTGCTAATCACCCGACCTTCGGTTACATTCCGCAAGGTGCATTAAGCATGGTGAAAGAGTTCGGCTTGATGGTGTTTATGGCAGGCGTTGGTCTGAGCGCCGGTAGCGGTATTAATAACGGCCTGGGCGCGATTGGCGGTCAGATGTTGATTGCCGGATTAATTGTCAGTCTTGTGCCCGTGGTTATCTGTTTCTTGTTCGGTGCTTATGTATTGCGAATGAACCGCGCACTGTTGTTCGGCGCAATGATGGGCGCACGCACCTGCGCGCCGGCAATGGAGATCATCAGTGATACAGCTCGCAGTAACATCCCTGCGCTGGGCTATGCGGGCACCTACGCAATCGCCAACGTCCTGCTGACGCTGGCAGGGACAATCATCGTCATGGTATGGCCAGGATTAGGATAAAACTGAAGTTGCCCTGAAAATGAAATTTTTTTGCACAACCGCAGAACTTTTCCGCAGGGCATCAGTCTTAATTAGTGCCACTGCTTTTCTTTGATGTCCCCATTTTGTGGAGCCCATCAACCCCGCCATTTCGGTTCAAGGTTGATGGGTTTTTTGTTGCCTGAAATTTAAGCTGTTTAAAATCATGATGTTAGAAGCATTGTTTTTTAACGATGGCGACAAAATGGCGGCAGCGTCAAAGAGAGAGCGCCACCTGTCCTGATTTCATTGGATGCGGCTGAACCGGATTTGACTCTTTTGGCGTTGCAATCGAACGAACAAAAGTTTCATGGGTAACAAAAGTATGGCTGCAGTTAATGTTCTGGCACTGGTTGTAACGCTCTTTGGTCAATGAAGATACCTGAAAACTGCTGCGAGTATGGGCGGCACTTCCACACAGTGGGCAAATCATCATTTTTCGAGTTCTCCCCATTTTTGCTAAATTCATAATAATGATACCGCATTATTCCATTTTGCAAACTTAAAAGTTCTCCATTGCGAAGAATCATTCCATTTCGAAATCATCAATCCTCACTTCAAGCTCCAGACTGGTCGTAAAACCATTATCCGGGCTTACGGTATGCGTCAGAGTCGTAATGGTCCATTCCGCATCATCTATCGGCTGTTTAAAGCCACTGACTTTCACTGGCATTTCCGTGTAGAGATCTGCCCGCCCTTCCGCCAGTTGTAGCGAGAATGACGCAACGCCACGTTGCAGGCGTTCCCACTGCATTTTCGCTGCCCGTTCAGCGTTGCTCCGGTTGGCATAAGTGCGATTAAGTACCAGCACGTTTTCATCCGTCCCCACCAGGTAATCGCCCTGCTTCGCTTCCGGCTCTTTCTTCTGCTTCTTAGTCCTGCGCTTACGCTTCACCGTAGTGCTTTCTTTCTTCGCGGGTTCGCGGGTATGCAACCAGCTGGCAATGACGCCCGTATAGGCTCCGCGATCTGCCAGGGTAAAGCGGTGACTGTCGCCGTCCTTACGCGTGATAGTGATCACCGGCAGTGGTTTACCGCTGGCGCTTTTGCCCTGTCCCTGCCGGATGAATAACAGATTGCCATTTTTCACCGACGCAATAGCACCGTACTGGCGCGCCAGTCGCATCAGAAAACTGCCGTCACTCTCATTGGTCTGGTCTATATGTTCCACGGGTTTATCTGACAGGTCTTTACCCAATGCCATCTTCAGTTTGTGCCGCGCAGCTATTTCCTTCACCACTTCCCCAACGGTGGTCTTGTGCCACGACTTTTCACGGCGGGTATTCAGCGTTTCACGAAAATCAGCACTTCGCGCCCGGATAGTCAGGCGGTCCGGTGCGCCAGTGTGTTCAATCTCGTCCACCGTGAATGCCCCTTTCGGGAAAAGCGGCTGCCCCTTCCAGCCCAGCGCCAGCGTAATAACCGCACCACGGCGCGGCAGCACGATTTTTCCGTCGGCGTCGTCCAGCTCCAGATCAAGCTGGTCTGCTTCAAAGCCCCGATTGTCCGTCAGCGTCAAACTCATCAGGCGGTTATCCAGCACAGTGGTGATATCCCTGCCCTCAATACTGATGCTGAATGCGGGAGTTTTGTTGCCTTTGTTAAGCAGTTCAGAGCTGAAATTCACGACAGCAGCCCTCCCACCGTTTTACTGATATCGCTTAAGGCAGACGTTGCCGTGTCCTGCAGATTATTCAGTTGCGCACTGAGATCACCGAACATATCGGACAGGGATTCATCCACCCGTTTGAGCGACAGGGTGAACTCAATCCGGCGCGGCATACCGTCGCGGAAAAACTCCGTTTTAGTCTGATTCAGTCCCTCAATCACATACATGCCGTAAATCGTGCCGCTGCCTTCAATCAGGGGCCATGCTTTCCCCTGTTCTGCCATCTGCTCCAGTACCAGCAACGACAGCCTGCCGCCTGTTATCTCCGGCATAAGAACACCAGAAAGCGTCAGCATGTCGTTGTCCGGTCCCAGAAACTGCGTGGACGGACGTCGGTTGACCCGGCTGTTTGCCGCATGTCGCCAGCTGCGTTGATACTGCAGTTCCTGATACGGCACAGTGCGCAGCATAAACACGTACAATCCCAGCACCATCATCATGCGTCGTATCCCCCCTGATCGCTGTAGTTACTCCTGGCTTTTGCCTTCAGCCTGCGTTCACGTTCATCAAGCTGGCGTGCCACCTCCCGCGCAATATCCTGCGCACTTTGTCCTGGCTGCGTCTGGATGATGATCTGCGTCGGTGCCTCAATCCGTTGAGCGGGCGGCACAGTGGCTGCACGACTCACCATCGCTTCGCCGCCTTTCGCGGGAAGTGCCAAAGGATGTAACGGCGGAAGCTCTGCAGGCGCGGCAGCAACGCCCATCATTCCGGCAACAACGGCAGCCAGTGCAGCTGTATTTCTCCGACTGGTCACGTTTGCCGGACCGTTGACAATTTCAGGCCCGTTTTCACCGACAATGCCGAACTGCCCGCGCGGGATATAGCCGCCGCTGTCATACATCCCCGCAAAGCCATATCCCCATGACGGAAAACCACCCGATGGCATCATCACTTTACCGTCTGCATTCACCGTCGCAGGTTGCTGACGCGTCACGCTTTCCGGCAGTTTCGCCTTTGCGGCCTCTTTACTGACAATGCCGAGCTTCTCCAGCAACCAGGAAACGCCGGATTTCAGGGAGTCCAGCGGATGCATGACCATATTCAGCCCTTCCGCCAGTGCCTCCCCGAATCGCCGCCCCATTGCCGCTGCGCTCTGCAGTTCGGCAGAGGTCGACTTAACGGGCGTCAGCAGCTCAGTAAACCAGCCCCACAGCGCCTGCACTTTGTCGCCAATCCACTGGAACACGGGCTTAAGCGGTTCGAACGCTGCACTGATGGGACCTGCCGCCGCTTTGAATCCTTCCACCACGCCACCGAGAAATGCGGTGATGGGTTGCCAGTATTTCCAGACAACCAGGGCCACGCCCGCCAGTGCAGTAACCACAAGACCTATCGGACTGAGCAGAGCACCTAACGGAAGATAACGTTTTGATACCCAACACAGAGAATCCCAGACGGATCACTGCCAGCGGCCCCAGCACTGCAGCCAGCGCCACCGCTAAGGTGCCGAGGCCGACGGTAACCGCAGCCACAACAGCCGATGCTTTCATCAGTGTGCCTGTCAGTTCCGGGTTAGCTTCCACCCAGCGACGCAACGCCCCCGTGACGCTTTTCACCGTGTACAGAATATCCATCAGCGGCTGGCGCAGCGTTTCGCCCAGGCTGCTGAAGGTGTTCTGCGCTCCGGTTTTGACCAGCAACCACTGCGCAGAAAGTGAATCCTTGTTAATGTCGGATTCTTTCTGCATGGAGCCGAGCGCATCATTGCCCGCTGTCAGTTTTAACTGACGCTGCAGTTCCGGCAGGTTGTTTGCCAGTTTCGCCGCGTCATCGCCAAACTCTTTACCAAACAACATAGTCATGGCAGACAGGCGCTTGTCCTGCGGCAGCGCGTTTACCTTCTCCAGCACGCGCTGGATGGTTCCCATCGCATCCTTCGTCATCTGCTTTTCAATCACTTCAGGATTGAGTTTCAGCAGATTCATCCCTTCAAAGAAACTCTTGCTTTGCATGGTGGCAATGGACAATTCACGCACCATCGCGTTTGCTGCACTGGCTGCAACCTCTGGCGCAGCGCCCAGTGTCAGGAAGGTGGAACCCAGCGCCGCCGCTTTACGATAATCCAGACGGTCAGCCACACCGCCCAGACGTTGCATCACATCAATGATGTCTGCCCCTTTCGACATGGCGTTATCATCCAGATAGTTCAGCGCATCACCGAGCTGTTCAATATTGCGGGTGGGGATTTTGTAGAGCTGGGCGATTTTCCCCAGACTTTCTGACAGTTCATCCGCTGGCAGCTCAAAGGCTGTTGCCGCCTTTGCTGCCGTACTGGCGAAGGCCAGCAGGTCACGTTTCTGATCTTCCCAGCTGTCGTCAGGGTTTGCGACGTTCATGCGCGCACCACCTTCAACCAGTGCAGCGAAGTCCACCGCACCGTTTTCCATCGGCAACTGTTCGCTGGCAGCCTTGATGGCATCCTGCATTTCATAAAAACGTGCAGTGCGGTTGCCATTATCGTCACGCAGACCATTGACCTGCTTTGCCACACCTTTCATGGCATCTTCCATGCTGGTATAGCTTTTTACTGCCGCCATCACTGGCGCACCCATTGCCAGCCCTGCAGCCGTGGTGGTGGCTCCGGCACCTGCAATACGATCACGCACCTCCAGCGAACGGGCATAACTGGCACGCGCTGCATTCATCCTGCGCTGAGCTTCCCCCAGTCGCTTCAGCCGCGCCTCCTGTTTCGAAAGTTCCTGGTTATAACGTGATGTTTCACGGGCTAAACGGGCAGTTGCTCCCGCATCGTCTTTCGCAGAAATTCCCGCCCGGTACAGTTCAGCACGCACAAGCGCCGTCTGCTGCTGCAGCTTTTTCTGGCGTTCTTCCAGGCGCTGAACAGCCAGCCGTTGACGGCCCAGAGCAACAACCTGACGTTGCGAAGGCGGCCCCATCGCTCCCAGTTCCTGACTGAGCAAATTTGCACGCTGGCGGGCATAGTTCAGCCTGTCGCTTAATTTCTGATTTTCTGCCTGCAGCTTTCGGAAGCTGTCCAGACTGCTCCCGGCCTGATCAAGCTGCTTTATTGCATCGCGGGATTTTTTGACAGCAGCAGCCAGTTCTCTTGAACTGGCCTGCGCAGATCGAAATGGGCGGGTGAGCTTGTCAACCGCATTAAGAATGACCTGCAGACGCAGGTTGTTATCACTCATCTTTGGCCCCGCTTCTCTGAATCGCTTTATACCGCCATTCCAGCACTTCGGTCACTGGCGCTGAATGTCAGCATTTCAGTGCCCAGACTGGCAGGGTCATCAGTGGCAGCCAGGCCGACCAGGTAGGCTTTGCCCGTATCAGCAAACTTCGGGCTGACTTCCATAGAGGTGAATAATTTCTGGCCTTTTTTCACCAGTTCCACCAGGGACTCCGTTGGCTCAACGTCGGCATACAGCGCCATCTTGCCTGCCAGCGGACCTTCCGTGATTTCTTCAGCAAACAGCGCCGTCACCTTACCGTAGCGGTTAAAGGTGCTGTCCGGCAGATAAGACTTGATGTGCTCAAGGTTAATCAGCGCGGTATACACCGCCGGGTTGTAGCTGGCTGCCATCTGTTCCAGCCATTCACGCTGGATTTCGCGTCCGTCGGTGGTGGCACCTTCCACCCCGATGCGAAAACGCTTTGCTTTCACTGTCATGAGCCGTGCTCCGTTAGAAAAAACTTACTGGAGCCTTATGGTTGCGGTGATGGGGGCAGTGAAACAATGCGCGGTATTTGTACCGACAACCACACAAACCGCAGGCGGGGAAAGCCTTCATTCAAGGTTGTAGGTTTGTGCCATGAACACCACACTGACACCCGCAGATCTCGATCCCCGTCGGCAGGCCATGCTGCTGTACTTTCAGGGATACCGCGTAGCCCGCATTGCTGAAATGCTGGGCGAGAAAGTTGCAACCGTTCACAGCTGGAAAAAACGCGACAAGTGGGGTGACTATGGGCCGCTGGATCAGATGCAGCTCACCACCGCCGCACGCTACTGCCAGCTCATCATGAAGGAGCACAAAGAAGGGAAAGATTTCAAAGAGATTGACCTGCTGGCGCGCCAGTCGGAGCGCCAAGCGCGGATCGGCAAGTTTAACAATGGCGGCAACGAAGCTGACTTAAACCCTAACGTCGCCAACCGCAACAAAGGCCCGCGCCGTCAGCCGGAAAAGAATGTCTTCACCGATGAACAGATTGAGAAGCTGGAAGAAATCTTCCATTCCTCCATGTTCAACTACCAGCGCCACTGGTGGGAAGTCGGAAAAACCAACCGCATCCGCAACCTGCTGAAGTCACGCCAGATCGGCGCGACCTTTTACTTTGCCCGTGAAGCCCTGATTGACGCCCTGCTTACCGGACGTAACCAGATTTTCCTTTCCGCCAGTAAGGCACAGGCCCACGTCTTTAAGCAGTACATCATCGACTTCGCCAAAGAAGTGGATGTGGAACTGAAAGGCGATCCGATGGTGCTTCCTAACGGGGCCACGCTTTACTTCCTCGGCACCAATGCCCGCACGGCTCAAAGTTATCACGGCAACCTGTATCTGGATGAATATTTCTGGATACCGAAATTTCAGGAGCTACGCAAAGTGGCTTCCGGTATGGCTATTCACAAGAAATGGCGGCAGACCTATTTTTCCACACCATCCAGCCTGACCCACAGTGCTTATCCGTTCTGGTCCGGTGCGCTGTTCAACCGTGGGCGCAACAAAGCCGATAAGGTGGACATCGACCTGTCCCACAGCAATCTGGCCCCCGGCCTGCTGTGCGCAGACGGGCAATACCGCCAGATAGTCACCGTGGAAGATGCGGTGCGCGGCGGCTGTAACCTGTTCGACCTTGACCAGTTGCGCATGGAGTACAGCCCGGACGAATACCAGAACCTGCTGATGTGCGAGTTTGTGGACGATCTCGCGTCCGTGTTCCCGCTCAGCGAGCTGCAGGCGTGCATGGTAGACAGCTGGGAAGTCTGGACTGACTTTCATGCACTGGCCCTGCGCCCGTTTGGCTGGCGCGAAGTATGGATCGGTTATGACCCGGCGAAAGGTACGCAGAATGGCGACAGCGCCGGATGCGTGGTGGTGGCTCCGCCAACCGTGCCGGGCGGCAAGTTCCGCATTCTTGAGCGTCACCAGTGGCGCGGAATGGACTTTCGCGCCCAGGCTGACGCCATCAAAAAACTGACCGAACAGTACAACGTGACCTACATCGGCATCGACTCGACAGGTGTCGGCCACGGGGTTTACGAGAACGTGAAAGCGTTTTTTCCAGCCGTCCGGGAGTTTGTCTACAACCCCAACGTTAAAAACGCCCTGGTACTCAAGGCCTACGACATTATCAGTCACCGTCGTCTGGAGTTTGACGCCGGACACACCGACATAGCGCAGTCATTTATGGCAATCCGTCGCGCCACCACCGCCAGCGGCAACCGCCCAACCTATGAAGCCAGCCGCAGCGAAGAAGCCAGCCATGCCGATCTGGCCTGGGCAACAATGCACGCACTGTTTAACGAACCGCTGCAGGGCGAGTCCGCCAATACCAGCAATATTGTGGAGATTTTTTGATGGGAAAGAGTAAGAAAAACCGCGCTGCGGCGACGAACCAGATCCAGCATAAAAACCAAACTTCAGCCGAAGCATTCAGCTTCGGTGATCCCGTTCCTGTTCTGGACCGCCGCGAACTGCTGGACTATGTGGAATGCGTACAGACAGATCGCTGGTATGAGCCACCAGTAAGCTTTGACGGACTGGCGCGCACCTTCCGCGCTGCCGTGCATCACAGTTCACCAATTGCGGTGAAATGCAACATTCTGACCAGTACCTACATCCCTCACCCGCTGCTCAGCCAGCAGGCTTTTTCACGTTTTGTGCAGGACTATCTGGTATTTGGTAACGCCTACCTGGAGAAACGCACGAACCGCTTCGGTGAAGTTATCGCCTTTGATCCTGCTCTGGCAAAATACACCCGACGCGGGTTAGACCTAGATACCTACTGGTTTGTGCAATACGGTATGACAACCCAGCCGTATCAGTTCACGAAAGGCAGCATTTTTCATCTGATGGAACCGGATATTAATCAGGAGATCTACGGCCTGCCCGGCTATCTTTCTGCCATTCCGTCCACCCTGCTCAATGAGTCCGCCACGCTGTTCCGTCGAAAGTATTACATTAACGGCAGTCATGCTGGCTTCATCATGTACATGACCGACGCTGCGCAGAACCAGGAGGATGTGAACAACCTCCGCAACGCGATGAAAAGCGCCAAAGGTCCAGGCAACTTCCGCAACCTGTTTATGTACTCGCCTAACGGCAAAAAGGACGGGCTTCAGATCATCCCGTTGTCAGAAGTCGCAGCGAAAGATGAATTTCTGAACATCAAGAACGTGAGTCGTGATGACATGATGGCCGCGCATCGTGTTCCGCCACAGATGATGGGGATTATGCCGAATAATGTTGGGGGTTTTGGGGATGTGGAAAAAGCGAGCCGTGTCTTCGTCCGCAATGAACTGATGCCGCTGCAAAAGCGGCTGCAGGAGCTGAATTACTGGCTAGGTAAAGAGGTGATCCGCTTCGAGCCCTACACGCTGGGAATAGACACAAACAACGATAGCTAAATTTAAAAGCAGCGCCTCTGCTTGTTAAAGGCGCTGCTAAGCCTCAAGAAATTATCGCTCTTCCCCAAGAATTCCGGTCTTAATCAGCTGATTCCAGAAGTTTTTCATTTTCTGTCCTGTCTGCTGATTAACAAATAGAGATGATCTGGCACCGTGCGGATATCCCATCAACTGCCCGCGCATATCTTCCCAATTTTCACAATAAACTGCATGCCGCCAGTTAGGAACCTCGCTTTCAAGCATCAATCCAATTGCTGCTTTTGCTGGAATGGTGCCATCCTCTTCCATATCTTCCGAAATAAGCCAATGGCATTTTATTAACAACGGGACGGCGTTGTCATTATAAAGCACAACGTCATCAATCTTCTCAATAGAGAAATGGGCATCCGTGTGCTTTAGACGTTTTATACCAGCTATAAATTCATCAACCCCATGACCATAAGGACAGGTAAGAATGCCGTTCCTGAAATAGACCGTGTGGTCCAGGTATTTAAAGCTAGGAGTATTATTGGGAGTCATAGGCGCCCAAATAGCTTTATCTCTTTCCAGCAAAAAAGGATGCCATGCTGGATACCCATCCACTACTGGCCCACATTCTTCAACAATTTCTTTGAGCTTCGCCCTAACTTTCGAACGCATCTCCTGATTTGAACCTTGTGGAACTAGATATCTGTAAGCATTTTCGAAATTCGATGCTGCTGCTTCTTCCGCTCTGAAAGCCATAAAACACCCCGCAATATAGATACATTACGCACAATGTATCAATTTCATGCACAAGTTGCAATGTTTGTGTTTTACCGCTTAAGCCAATTCCCTCAATAAACAACCTCAACAACTTCCTGTGGGGCGGTTTTTTTGCTGCTGCACCTCACCATTTCAATTTGAAGCCGCTAGCGGGCCGTAGGCTGTGCCGAGTTTTTGCTATTTCACCTCGTTGCGCGCGCTCGTATCCCCGCCACGCCTGCCCACTTTATGTAGTGGTTTTCATGCACCTGCATGATCTACGCAAAAGCCCGCCAGTTCTGGCGGACCTTAGCAAAAACGATCCGCAAACGATCATGCGATCTCATGCGGCATAGTCATGCACTTACGGGGGAAGTGAAATCCCGTAACCGAATGACCGCTTGAAAAACAAAACTCTCGTTTTTATAAAGCACAAAGTCCGCTTCGAGCGAAGCGGACTTTAATAATTTTACTGACCATGTCTAGTACTTCTAATAATATTACCTATGTTAATCAACAAAATGTTAATCAGTTCCCTCAGTAAATAATTTGATTGCATTAGTTAGTGCATAGTCAATAAAAAACTTTACATGAAAAACCTGAAAGGAGTTATTGGCTGCGTTTTGAGTGAAATCTACAGCTATCTCTTTTAGGCTAATCAACCAGTTGTATTCTTCGGTCAGTCTGGTTCTGGCATCCCTATCAGAATAACGATCCCTCAAGCTAAATGCCAGTTTCCTCATGATGATTGGGTCAAGTTTCCTATAGCTTTCAATGAAAACTTCAGGAGAAACCAAGTGTAAAAAAGGCACGTTATGAAGATTTAGCTGCCTATTATTAGAATGACACAATTCAGATACAAACGATAAATTCCCTCTTTGCAACTCATCGCTGAACTTCAATGCAAACTCCGGAATTGATTCATCAAACCGTTTCTTCTGCGCTATCTTAATATGCTCAATAATGAGTTTGAATTCATCGCTATCCCTGTCAAGAAAACCAAAGCCACGCCATGCCATTAACTCATTATAATGTCTTTGCGCATACTCCTGATGTATATCTTCAGGTCCTAATCCATTGTAATAAATATCTATATGATGTTTTGTCTCATTTATAATGTCATCAACAGCATCTGTGGTTAAACCTTCTTTCGCCAATGCCAGCAAAATACTCGCGGTCATCAGGAGTTCACCTAAGGAAGTGATCTTACCTGAAAATAGATTATCCTTGGCAATGGCGTACTGTTCATTAAGCATAGTTTCATTAAGTTCTCGATAGTTCCACAAATACTCCCATGCTTGGGCATCGGTGCTTCTAAAAAATCGCGTAATATCCAGCTGAGCGAGAAGATCATGCGTTACCTTTCCATCACAGATTAGCTCTCTCCAGTACGCACCATCCAGCAACGTCTCGGTTAATACAGGTGATGAATATTTCTCGACGATCATGTCATACTTAGTTTTGGTACGCCCTTTATCTAAAAACATACTATAATTTACATTGCCGATTGAATTGAAATCCTCGTAGTTAAGGTTCCCTCCCCGATACTCCATCGAGAAAATTAATAACTGCTGGAAAAATACTTTCATAAAATCGTCGTTGCTGACATATTTATCTCCCAAAAGGGAAATGATGCGTTGTACATCAAGAAAGAACTGCCTCAAATGTCTTAGATTATTATATTTCGCCGACACATAGAGGTGTTCTATGGTCTGCATATCTTCTTTAAATATATTAGCTACGTGTAAACTACTAATTACGCCCAAGAAAACATTACAAGCACTATGTAAATCTGACGTTACTTCAAATGTTTTACCTACAAGCTTTTCTTTTGTTCTTATGTATTCACTGCTAGATTTCTCATCATCATTATTTATTCGCTTTTCTCTGTTGATTATTTCTTCTTCATTGGCAACCAGGATCGCTTTGTATCCGTTTACTTCTACAAAGTGATTTATATATCCAAATAAGATTGGTAAATCTATACCAGCTCTCTCGATATCATCAAAGACCAGCACAAAACCATCTGGTTCTCTGCTAAAGTCGCTAAGATTAATGGTGGGGACACTGGCATTGACATCTACGTCAGGCTTATTATCGCCATTGAAATCGATCTTGAAAGTAGCCTTAAGCGTATTTTTTAGTACATTTGCACCAAAGATAAGGGCTTTGTTTGATAGAATAGGATGAAGTTGACGATAGAACTCATCTTCAATCTGCTCAATAGAGTTGACGCCATACAAACTCACTTTAAGAAATTTGAACTCTGAATGCTTTTGCTTATATTCTTCAAGAACTCGTTCAATGAACCAAGTTTTACCTGATCCCCAAGCACCTTTAAGCATAATGGCGTATTGAGGTTCAGTTTTAAGGCTAAGGTAATATTCTATATAGTCTTTGATGTACGTATTGTGCATTTTTAGTCCATTTTGATAAAATACATAAACATAGATGGTAAGTAGAGCCAAAGGCCAACTATGGAAAATTCAATAGGTAGTGTACATTGTAAGGTTATTATTGGTAAATATTATAGGAATACCCATAATCTTACAAAATTCAGATTATCCGTTGCAAATTAGTCTGCCATTCGTTAATTGACGAAAGATAGCAGAAGAAACGTTCGCTTCTGGCACAAAGTGGACGATCATTTATCAAAATGCCCCCCCACCTTACGCCTTACGCCTTATTTCACTCATTGCCCAAACTAGCCCCCATTCGAATGAATCCTCTTGGGGGCAACGTTTCTTAATGCAGCCAGCTGTCGTCTTCCCACACTTTCTGCATAATTTTCATCACTTGTTTTCTTTCTTCGTCCAGTTGCAGTCCGGTAAGTTCCACACCGTTAGAGCTACCTTTACGGATACGGATTACCGTTTTGGGATACAGGGGGCGCAGATTGCGGTAAAGCTCGGATTCAAGGGCGTCCAGGATAGACTGGCTAATCTTCTGCTCTTTATCGATCATTATTTCAATGCGCATAAAAGTCACCTCAACTGATGACATCCATTGAGCGGTTGTATTCGTGGGTTCTGATTTTTGCCATGAGTTCATCTGTTAGTTCAGAAACCCACTGCAAAGCCAGCCCCTTCTCTTCATCACTACACTCACTAGCCGCTACAAGCTTAAGAAAAAAATCAATGCGCTGGAGCTTCAAAGACTCCAAAAAATAGTCCTGCATCTTTCCTCCTATGACACCACACGCAATACTGTATGTATAACTACTGTTTATATTTACAGTATATAATAATCTTACTGATGTAAAACGTTTTTTTACGTTCATCATCCTGATATGCCTGGTATTATTAAGAGCACGAATTGTTAACCCGCGTAATTAATACAGGTTCCGCCACTGATCATCTTCCTGCAAACGCTGGTTCCGATAGAAGATACGCAGGCCTGCTCCTGACGGAATACTGCCTCCGCGAAGGAGTAAATCGACCTCTTTCTCGCTGCCATCAAATCCTCTGGACTTCAGCTCATACACGAGCTGCAGTCGCTGATGGTCTGTAATTCGCTGTTTGTAGTCTTTACGCCGTTTCGGTTTCACCAGGCGTAACCTTGCTGCCAGTTCCCGGCGCTCTTTTTTGCTCATACTGTGCAGGTAATCGTGCAACTCCTTGTCATCCATGCTGGTAATGTCCGTTCTGGGGTCCCCATCAGCTGATTTATCTTTCTCCTGTTGGTTCAAATTTTCAGCAAGGGGACAGTTATTGCCACGAGTCCAAGGGGCGCAAGCGCCCTGGTCGGCTGCCGCCTCCTGAACGTCAACGGCTTTACGGACCATTTTCCACTTCACTGCATGAGTGCAGATCTTGCCCTCTGCAATGGGTGACCAGATGCCATAAATACGAATACCGTGATCGCCATAGGCGGTCGGCTCTTCGTTGATTTCATAAGCGGTTCTGATGAGGTGATATTTACGGGGAACCAGTACGCCGCCCTGCTTCATGATGTAGGTGGCAAAGCAACCAGCATCAGCTGCAGCCAGAATGGCATCAAGGCGCGGGTTATCCAGTACCGGCGCACCTGCTTTTTTGTCACCCTGTTGCCTTGCCGCCTGACCAGCCAGCAATCGCAGTTCACGGTAAGCCTGACGCCCCGGAATGCCAAAGAAGCGGAATTGCTGAACACGATGCAGAGACGCCCAGGCATTAACGTATTCAGCGTTATCACGCAGAGATTTACCCGTTTCCTTGCTGATCTCGCCAGCCAGACCACGCCCGTCAATGTTCTTACTGATGTATTTCGCGATGTAGCTTGTTGGTGTACCTTTGCGCGGGTTTATCAGCTCAGACTTAAAGCGTGGTCCTGTGTTATTACCCAGCTCCTCGCGGTCTTCACGAATGGCAAACTTACGCAACAAAGCAGTAATGGCGCGGCGATCTTTTTTGCGCATAAAACACAACAGGTGCCAGTGAACTGTACCGTCATGATGCGGCTCAGCCACCCGCACGCCATACCAGCGCAATCCGGCTTTGTACATCGCCTTACGAAATGCAGCAAACATGCCGACCAGATAATCACTGCTTTGTCTTACCGTCGCATTTGTCCAAGTCGGGTTGGGCCTGCCGTTATTTAGCGTGGAATGGAAACGTGACGGACAGGTGATGGTGTAGAAAACGGCGCAGTCACCGCGCATTCCCGCGATAAGCTCCAGACCTTTAACACATGCCATCATCTCATTGCGGCGATGCGCCGGGTTGCTACTACTGGCATTTACCACGTCCTCCATATCCAGCGTGTCGCCGTCTTCGTTCACCAGTTCATGAGAACGGAAAAACTCCAGCGACTTACGGCGCTGCTCACGTTTATGCATCACGGCTTCATAGCTGACATAGGGAGATGCTTTTTTGCTGACCAGGCAAACAGCACGCAACTGCTCTTCCCGCCATTCGCAACGCATCTTCCATAATTTCCGATACCACCAGTCGGCGCACAACATACGCGCCAGCGAACCCGGAATGAGTTCATAGGGTACGGGTTTACGGCGGTTTCTTTTCCGGCGGAGTTGCTCAAACGCAGGAGGGATGACATCCAGACGCAGGGTTTCCGCCGCCACCCTTTCCCATGTCTTGCGGATTTCTTCTGGCTTAACGTCATCGGTGGCATACAAATCACCACAAGCTGCATCAAGGCACATGCTCATATGCGCGGCAACAAGGGTAGACAGGCGCTTCACCTGATCCTGACTCATTTCAGGCAAGATCAGCAGGCCGTCCAGCCCTTCATGGCTTGCCATAAAACGAAAAGATGCAGATAGCTGGCTGTCGCGTACATGCTCCAGTCGTTCCAGACATGGTTTAATCGTCTCACGCAAATAGCGGGAATAAGCCTTTGGCCTGCCCAGGCTGCTGAAGTATTCAATACGTTGCATCAGCGGCTTGCTGATATGGGAAGGCTGGGCGTTAACGTCCGCCAGTATGACCATGTCCGGATTAAAACGCTGCTGCTCATGCACCAGCTTTGCCCGGCTAATGAGCTTATCCTGCTCCATTTCGCGCTGGACAGGATCACGGGATTCATTAAAGAAATAATGCTCCCAGACCTGATCACTCAGTGCCTCGCGGCGCAGTTGTTCCTGCTTGTTATCGGCAGCGTACAGAGTGATCAGGTTTGAAAGCGCAGAAACCGGCGCAACTTCCGCCGGGTCCAGATAAGGGTTAATCGCCTTTTTCGGGCTGTTCCATGAGAATGCTGCGGCGGCCTCGTTAAAGCCGCTGCAGTTGTTCATATCAGCATGGCTCATGCACGCACTCCGTACACGGCAGAACTATCCACGCCACGCGAAGGATCAAATCCCACCCAGCAGCGCGCCCCAGAAACAGCGATGATTTCTGTTGCAGATTTACTCTCACCAGCTGCTACGCCGATGCTGCGTTTTGCCTTGATGTAGTGGTGAGTAAAATTGCGATACAGCGAACGGATCAGGGATGTGTCACTGTTAGAAACAATGACCGGATGTCCTTCTGATGACCGATGTTCAAGAACGGATGCCAGGTGATACTGGTCATCTTCAGTGAAACCATCAGTGTGATAGCTGGAAAACGTACCGTCATACGGCGGATCGCAATACACCACATCCCCCGCCTTCAACATCGCCAGCGTTTCATCAAAGCTGGCGCAGATAAACGTTGCTCGTTGGGCTTTCTCTGCAAATGCGCGAATTTCTTTTTCAGGGAAATACGGATTTTTATAATTACCGTAGGGAATGTTGAAATGCCCGCTCTTGTTATAGCGACATAACCCACGGTAACCGTGACGATTGAGATACAGGAAATATACCGCTTTCATGAAATCAGTAATTTCAGTTGAGTAATTAAACTCCTGCCTTATGTTGTAATAAGCCACCTCCCTGTTTGCTTCCTTAAATAAAACTCTGGCGCGAGATATAAACGATTCACAATCAGCGGCAACCTTTTTATAGAGGTTGATTAAATCAGGATTAATATCCGCAACCAGATAGCTGGGATAACCCGTCTCCATCATCACAGCACAGGAACCCGCGAAAGGTTCAACCAGTCGCGGGCCAGCTGGAAGATGTTTTTTCAGTTCGGACATTACGGCGGTTTTATTTCCCGCCCATTTCAGGATGGTGCTCATACAGCACCTCCGTTGTAATGTTTGCCTTTCAGCTCTGCGATTTCCTGACAGGTAATGCAAAGCTGCACACCTGGAATGGCGCGGCGGCGTGCTGGCGGAATTGGCGCTTCACACTCAATGCAAAGCACGCGGGACACGCCCGGCGTTTTGGCACGGGCAGCACGGATATGGCGCTGGCGTTCTTCTTCAACGCGCTGCTGTACGAGATCCATTGCATCAGCCATTAGTGGATCTCCTGCGCTTCGTTCTGGATTGCTTCAGCAGTTACACGCAGTAGTTCTGCTGCTTCGACGTGGTTTAGCTGGCGGGATGTGATATGACACGCCAGGCTATCAAGGCGAGCTGCCATTGCTTCAGCCCTTGCCCGGCGTTCTTCCAGACGAGCCTCTGTCAGTAATATATTAAGCCCTGCATCATCCGGTCCGGTTTTAGTCTTGAGGGTTTCAATATTACGCATAATCAATTCTCCTGAATTTAGATAAAGGGATATCCGGCGGGTTTACGCCATTAATTTCATTAGTTGGTTAATTCGGCATGGTTAGCCGTCTGGGAAATAAGCTCACCACTGCACGAAAATGATTCATTGCTTTAATCAACTCCCGCTTTTCGTCAGTGGTCAGCTCATTAATGCTGATGCTATGACGTTCAGCTGGAATTTTTGCCATAAAGAATATGGCAGCCAGTGCTCGTTTATTCTGTTCGTTATTGATATCCCGTGGATCACGCATATCTTTAATAAACCGCTCAAGCTCTGACTCAATATTCAGGCCAAATACTTTCGCCCTTAACTCCGCAATGTGATTAAGTCCATTCAGGCGTTCACCGGGGCTTAATGGAACAGTTGCTGCAGCGCCATTAATTGCCATACTTCATATCCCCCAAACGCAGCTATCGTTCTTTGTTCTTACGGTAACGCTCAAGAGGAGATACATTTTTTCGTATCGTCTCTTTAACCTGCTCTCCCCGTAAAAACGTCCCATCCTTTAACGCGAAAAAGTAACTGCCATCGCCCGACAATGACGGATAGCAACAGAGCAAATCATCTTCAGGTACTGAATAACTCTCCCCTCTGTAACGAAACTGATAAACCACTTCACTTTCTGCCGCATACATTTGGACTTTCTCCGTTTCCTCGTGGTCAATTCAGACAGCAATTCATCTTGTGAATGACATGGATGCCAGCGTTTTCCATCCTCACCCGTGATCCAGCCGTGACCGTAGTGCATTGCCGGGCTTTGTTTTACCAGCAGCGATGCAAATGATGGTTCTTTCGTCAGCATAAGCACCTCACAGCAAACCGAATGAAGCACCGAGGCCAGTCACGGTATCAACTGCACTCGCCATCGCAGGGTTAGCCTGTAAACGGGCCTGCAATGAAACAGCAGCCAACGCCATCAGTCGTGTTACAGAGTTAATGCTGCTGATAGCATCACGACGACCTGCACTGGTTTTTACATCGCCAGATACCGCACCTGCAGCAACACGCCCGATCTCTGCGGTTGCACTCATGACGTAATGTGGCAGTTTCTCTTTTGCCACCTCATTAATTGGTACGCATGGCAGGCAGTGAATCTGTGCCAGAAAACCATCTACCAACGTTGAATCTTCAGTCAGATCGGTAAGCAGCCAGATTTCTGGTGCGGTTAATAAATGAGGTTGAGCTGGGTTCAGCTTGTTCCGCAGAATCTGCACATTCATGCCCGCACGTTCTGCCAGTTGCACCAGATTGTGGCGCAGTGCGAATGCACGACAGGCTTCATCAAAATGTGGATGTTTGGAAACTTGGTAATCAAACATGGTTTTCAACTCCGAACTTATCGCAAAATCGAACTCAGCGTCTTATTGCGAAAATAGACGTCTATTAAGCAGACAAAGCATCAACAGTCAGAGCAGCCAGGTTAATCATTACCTTTTCACGTTTTTTGTCTTTACGAAGACGATGACGAGGTAGTCGGCCATCAGCCAACATGTCGTTAATCGTATCAATAGAAAGGCCAGTCAGTTCGCTATAACGTTCGATTGTGACATGTGGTGTATTCAGAGTAATTGAAATGTTAGGTGTCATAAGGCAACATTCCTTCTAGATATGGCTTGTGGCGAGCCGTTGTTTGTCGTGATTAGTAGTGAAGGCTCCAAAAGAACACTTCTGGTTCAACTTTAAGATCGCTTTTGGAATCTGTCAACGAATTTTGGATTTCTTTGGAGGACTTGTGGATTTCAATAGCGGCGGTAAGAAAGCCATAGAACGTTTAGTTGAAGCATATGGGTTCGGTACCCGTCAGGCTCTCTGTGATCATTTAGGTGTTTCTAAGAGCACCATGGCAACGCGCTATATGCGTGATATTTTTCCAGCAGATTGGGTAATCCAGTGCGCCCTTGAAACGGGCACCTCGCTTAATTGGCTAACAACAGGGCATGGTTCAAAGCAAGCATCAGCAAATACAAATACTATAGAAGTAGAAAAATATTTATTGTCTGATGGAGCATTGCAGAAAGACGGTTTTTATATTTTTGATAAGGAATTTCTACCCTCTACGTTTAAAAAACCTTTTGTCATCACAGATAACAATTCTGAATTTATTTGTGATAAAGAATTTGATGATATACGTGATGGTAAATGGGTAATAAGTATTGATGGCGAAATAACGATCCGTGACATTACTCGTTTACCCGGTGGAAGAATCTTCGTCGAGGGTGGAAACAGAGCCTTCGAATGCAAGATAGAAGACATTGAAATAATTGGTAAAATTATAAGTTTAACAGTCAAATATGTTAAATAGTACCGGGAGGAAACTATGCTTGGTAAGGTATTTTTTGTGGTTTTGTCATGTTCTTTGTTATTAAACCCACTAACTACCTATGCTAGAAATTATCCCTGCTCAGGGAAAAAGGGAGGTGTTTCTCACTGTACCTCAGATGGCAAATTCGTTTGCAATGATGGAACTATTAGTAAATCCAAAAAAATCTGTACTAAAAACTCACGATAACTTTTGCTTTTATATCTGCGTCTAAAACAAAAATGAGCCGCAGGTTAACCGCAAAAGTTACATGCTCACATAGCAAAAAGAATAGCCAACTTCATTATGGCTTCAGTGAGATGTATGGTCGTAGGATTTCATACATTGACACTGGTTATACATACAGTAAAAATGCTCTCTACTGGAGGGCATTTTTTATGGCAGTACGAAAACTCACCACAGGGAAATGGCTTTGCGAATGTTACCCCGCCGGACGTAGTGGGCGTCGTGTGCGTAAACAATTCGCCACCAAAGGCGAAGCTCTGGCTTTTGAGCGCCACACGATGGAAGAAACCGAAGCAAAGCCCTGGCTGGGTGAATCAGTGGATCGTCGAACACTGAAAGACGTAGTTGAGCTATGGTTCAAACTACATGGTAAATCTCTAACCGCTGGGCAGCATGTCTATGACAAATTGCTGTTGATGGTTGACGCTCTGGGCAATCCCCTTGCAACCGATCTCACATCTAAAATGTTTGCCCACTATCGAGATAAACGCCTGACGGGTGAGATCTACTTCAGCGAGAAATGGAAAAAAGGAGCAAGCCCAGTCACTATTAACCTGGAGCAAAGCTATCTTAGTAGTGTTTTTAGCGAACTATCCCGCCTGGGCGAATGGTCGTATCCGAACCCACTGGAGAACATGCGAAAATTCACCATCGCAGAAAAAGAGATGGCATGGCTTACCCATGAGCAGATTGTTGAATTGCTGGCTGATTGTAAACGTCAGGACCCAATTCTGGCACTGGTAGTTAAGATATGCTTAAGCACTGGCGCACGCTGGCGTGAAGCCGTAAATCTTACCCGCTCACAGGTGACCAAATACCGAATTACCTTTGTAAGAACGAAGGGGAAGAAAAACAGAAGCATCCCTATCAGTAAAGAGCTTTACGAAGAGATCATGGCGCTTGATGGGTTCAATTTCTTCACAGACTGTTATTTTCAATTTTTATCCGTGATGGAAAAAACGTCTATCGTGCTCCCTCGCGGTCAACTCACACACGTTCTGCGCCATACGTTTGCGGCGCACTTCATGATGTCGGGTGGAAACATTCTGGCCTTACAAAAAATTCTCGGACACCACGATATAAAAATGACTATGCGTTACGCACATCTGGCACCGGATCATCTGGAAACGGCGCTTCGTTTCAATCCTCTGGCAACGCTGCCAAGTGGCGACAAAGTGGCGGCAGCGGTTGGCATTACCCCGTAA